ATGCCTCCTAAAATTGCTATTCTAATAACTACATTTTTAAGAGACTCTTTATTGTATAGAACTCTACAAACAATTGTAGATGCTAATACAAAAGATTGTATTGTTTTAATAGCCGACCAAGGTTATCATGCTGATGAAAAAGATATCCAGATTGATTATTATAAATCGCAATTAAATCTAGAATATTTTCAAATTCCTTTTGATTCAGGATTATCTTTTGCAAGAAACTTCCTAGTAAATCGTGCTAAAGAATTAAATATACCATATGTTCTCATGCTTGCCGATTCAATCCAATTCAGTGATGAATCAATCTATGATTTTACTCCTATAATAGCGTTCTTAGAAGAAGACCCAAAGAGAGGTTTAGTTGGATTTGAATTAGCCAATTCTAAATGTCCTTGGGAATATAAATTTGATGTAATAATTCCTGATGGAATTAAATTTCGTTACTCCGATGAAATTATTAAACAGAATGAATTAGAGTTCTTAAAAGTAGATATATGTAGGAATATTTTCTTAGCAAAAACTCCCACTCTAATAGACTTATGGGATAATGAAATGAAGCTTGGTGAACATGAACTAGCTTTTGTTGAGTATAAGAGGAGAGGTTTTGAAGTTTATTGGACTAGTGCATTTATATTTAAAAAGAATAACAGTAATGGGTCTGAAGAATACAAAGAATATCGTAAGAGATTTCAGGATTATGTTAAAATTTTAAAAACCAAACTGAACATAACGGGATGGGTGATATACCCAAAAAATCATGCAAATAGGTGTCCATTTATTAGTCAAGCACGACGGAAAAGTTCAAGAAGGTATAGTAGTAAAGTTATTTGAAGAAACAATAGAAATAAAATTACTAATCGGAGATATCATCATACGGAAATATTGGGAAGTAAGGAGTTTAAAAAATGAAAAAGAATAAAAAAGAAGATAAGATTAAATTAATTGATATTACAAAAATACGTTTTTCACCTGAACTTGAAGTAGAACTTCCAGCAAAGGTTGATGCAGAACGTCTTATTACTAGAGGAAAAACTCTTAAGGGATGGGAGATTAAGAGTGATGGAAGTTTAACCAACGGCATTGAACTTTCTCCTGAGAATGGAAACCATCTGTATTATAACAAGGAAGATTTAATGCAGATTAAAGAAGTTATCGCACTTGTGCGTGTACACAAGGGCAAGATAAAGCCCACATGTGGATTGCATATTCACATTGATGTAAAAAAATTAACCGATAAGCAAATCCTTACTATTATTCAAGAATTTATACATAAGCAAAATTATGTTGTTAAAAAATTTGAAGTTAGTAAAGATAGGCTAGAACAAACTTGTCAATTATTACCTAAATCTGAATTGCATAGTTTAACTGAAAAAGCTATTCATCAATTCCGTAATCAAAATGATTATCTCTTTAGGAACTATGGATATATTGATGAAAAATATTATTCTTTAAATGTAGCACATCTTGCAAAAAATGATTATGGCACAATCGAGTTTAGGCTTTTTGGTGGCACTCTAAACTTTAGAGAAATAAAGGAACGGGTCTACTGGACATTGAATTTTGTTAAAGACTGTCTTGAAAGGGAGTAATATGGTCTCAGAAGTCATAATAATAGGTGGGGGAGCCAGTATTTTGCCTTGGATTTCTTCACTGCAGCCTGTCCTAGACACGCATTGTGGTATATTGACTAATTATGCTTATAAACGATTTAATGGCACTTTTACTGCCTTTACAGACCGCGCTTTTTATAAACCTAAACCAGATGATAACAATCCCGATATATATGAAGAGTTAAGGTCTTTACCATTGATTGTTGGGATAAATGATAACGGTATTTCTGAATTTAAGATGGAAAATACTGTCCTTGTTAAAAGGAGCTCAGATTATCATAGGCAACATTCTTTGAGGTTAGGTTTCTATACAGGAAATCTTACCGGCATCTTTTCAATAGGGCTGGCCTCTTATTTAATGAAGTATGTTGGCACTATTTATCTTCTCGGATTCGATTGGAGCAAACAGCCTATTCCTAAAGATAAAAAAATATATAAGTCTATTTGTGATATGCAAATTCATTTTTATAATGATATTAAGCACAGGGGCGTAGGTTATACCGGTTATTATGATGTGCATAATCCTTCTAAATTATTTAAATATTTCTTAGAACCTAAGTTAAAAATTTATAATGTGGGGTTGGAAAGTAATATAAATACTTTTGAGAAGATAGATTATCCTACATTTTTTAAACTTGCTGGAACAAAAATTAATCCTATAAATCAAAATGAATTAAGACAAAAAATAATATTAAAATTAACTGGAGGAATATAATGGGATGCATTAATTGTGATTTATGTAAACATAAAGATACTGATATTTGTTTAGATTGTTCTACTAATCAAAGTGAATGTCGATGCCATTTAAATCCACCGTGTTCTTCATGTGTGAATAGTTTATTTGAAGATGTGGAGGAATAATATGAAATTTTTACTTGGAATCTTATGTACATTATTTACTCTAGCGTTTTTATATTGTTGGAAATTAACTACATTTAAAAGATAAGGTGGGATAAACAAATGTGGGATTCTATGACTAAGGAAGGTTGTGAGTGTAAGCTTGTAGAGATTATTTGTTATGCTATTTTTATAGGTTTTGGAATATTCGGAATTGGACTTATTTATATTTTAATAAATAATTTTAAAGGAGTTATCTAATGTATACTATATATTTTGAGGATGGACAGGTTTGGCAGGGAGGTTCCATTGAAAATAGTAATTGGAATGATATGCCTAATAAGCTTATCAAAAGAATCGATTATTCTATCTTAGATAAGCATTTTAGTATGGAAGGATTTGAGGCTTATAATCACATTGTTGAAAGAGTACAGTTTGTTTTAAATGCCAATAAACCAAAAATCTCCAAAGTAATCCTTATGGGGCTTACGAATGGAGAAGTGTATAAATTGATTTTTAATTTAAATACTATGCAAATTACTGAAGAAATATCATATTATGGAAAAGAATATTATAATAAAGCAACTACAGGATGGAAGTCGGGGTTGAAAATGGTTTATCCTACCACAAATATTATCTAAATTCTCTAGGATTATAAATTGTAATTATCACCTTTACTTCTTCTCCCAAACCATGATATGTTACGATAGGTACGCAAACTTTGAAAGTTTTTTTCAAAGAATTCATAGCTCTATCTTCATTAATTAATTCCTCTTCTTCAGAAATATCATATATTTGAATTATTCCTCCCTTACTAATTACAGAATCTCCTTTATATAATACTGTTACTTTTATAAAAGGAATAATATAAATAGGACAATTTAATAATTCAAATTCATAATTATAATAGTTATAATCGTTATACTCATCATATGAAAACTCCGTTCCATCCGCAGTAGTTATCCACTCTGTTGCAATAGTAATTATAGACTTTAAAGTATTAAATTCGCTTATATCTATTTTTCTATCTTTAGCTATCTCTTCCATTTTATCTTTTTCTAATGTGTTGGATAAATCTTTAGCAGTATTATATATTCTTCTAATTTTATGACTTGAGTTAAAGTTCATTTTTTTGTTCCTCTTGATAATTTGATATATTTTTTATAGAAGTTATTAATTTTACTTTTGGTTTTTGTATGTTAATTTGAGTATATTTTTTCTTGGTAAGTGCTCCATCCACACAAGAATCTTCTGTATAATATTCTTCCTTTACCCAATATGACGGTATATAAGGCCATCCTCCAGGAAAAACTTCATACTCTCTCCAATGATATGTATATTTAGCCACTCTAGTTTGAAAATGTAATGTTCGGGCAGTATTCTCAACCGCATCACATAATATTATTTTGGTTCCATTTGCCACTAATTGATATTTTTTATCCGATATTTTTACAAGTATAAAAGAATCTGATTTTGCTTGATATGTTGAAACACCTGCTGGAAACCACATAGGTCCTCCAGATGTTTCTCCTGTGGGGTCTGTTGCGACGTTATGCCTTAATTCTAATGTTGTAGGCCACGGAGGGTCCTGAAATCCTATATAATCTGGTCCATGCGACACACGTTCACCTTCATCAAACATATTAGAATATCCTGAAAGTAATCTCACATCACTATAATCAGTTATACTTATTTTATACTCTATTACTTTAAAAGTAGCATCATAACAAACCAAACCAACACCTGTAGTATCAGGAGTACCATGTTTTACATATTTACATTTTTCAGTGTCATATATGTATTCTTCTAATTCCCAATCCCAAATAGCAAATACTTTTAAAGCATAATAATTATAACCATCCACTTGAAAAAGAAATTCGCCTTCTTCGGCAGTTAAAAATCCCCAATAAACTCTTTCTCCATCTGCAAAAATTTCAAACAAATCTCCCCAATCACCTAATACTTGATTATAAAGAGGTACCATTCTTTGATGGTCAAAATTATGTTTCATCACAATATTGTAATCTACATAAGGAATAAATTCTTTACTTATATTTAATTCCTGCGATAATTCATATGTAAAATCAAGAGGAATACCTTCCGGTTTGGTATCATCTCTAAAAGTAGGTAAAGCCATTATTCAGTTTCCTCCCAATTCGTTTCCAAATATATTATTTTTTTAATATTTTTAGCTTTTATTTTTTTAATCGGATTATATTTTATCTTGGATTCATTATTTTTTAAATCCACAGTCTGATTATATAAGTTTCTTATTTTATTATGTTTTATATTCATAATGCACCTTATGAATTATATTCTTTAGGAATATTTATTAATAATTTTATTTCTACATTTATCTGAAACACTGGAGATGTTGGATGCTCTCCATCTAAATCTATATCTACTTTTAAAGTATATGATAATTCTTCTGAATCTTTAATAGGTTCAGCTAAAAACGAATACGTAATTTCATTTTCCCAACCAGCCGGTTGTGATGGCAAATCTTCCATTGTAGCAATTTCTTCTAATTCTTTTACATATATTGTTTCTGTTGAAACAATAGGAATAACTTTAATAAATGGTAAAATATTTTCTGGAAAATGATTTAATTTAACTGAATAACTTTTATAAACATTACCACCTGTTAGGTAAGTATTAAAATTATCTATAATATATTCTGGTTTATTTTTTATATAATTAATAGTTTTTAATTTAGGCTCTTCCTTTTTTAATTCATCATAATGAACTCCATTCTCTGTTGCCTCATTTATTATATTTAATATTTTATAATGTATTCCTTCATAATTATCCATTATTAATCTCCGTCTACCGTTTCCCAATTCGATAAATCAAACTTTGCCTGTTCTTTTATTTCTGTTGCTTTCTGAACTTCGGGTTCATCGGGATATGTTTCAGTTAATCTATCTAATTCCCAATTTGATTTAGTATTGTCTCCAACAATATTTACTTTCATTGTGCTAGAGTCTATCGTTATCTGTTTAATACTAATAGGAAAACCATTGTTATTTTTATATATGTCAGCAGTTGTTGTATTGACTATATTTATTCTTGTAAGGAGCCCAAGAGCATAATATAAATATCCATCAATCGTTAAATCAATATTTGAAGCTGATTTAGGTAAAATATCTCCGTTTATATTTTTAATTTTTTCATATTCTATAGCTGCAACTGTTTTAGCATATGCATCATAATCATAACCTTCATCAGTTACTAACCACAAACCATCGGCTCTATCTTCCCATCTTGCTGCTATTATTTTTTTGCCATTCTTAACTGAAATATCTTTATACGGGGCAACTCCTAAATAATAATTTCCTAAATCGGTTTCAATATCATCATTAATTCTTTGAAATTTATAATCTGCCGCAACAATCTCATATAAATCAGTTGCGAGAGAAGATAATGTAGAACCTATATATTGCCAACCAGACGGTCTATAACCGCCACTTAAATCATACCAGGTTACATTTGCTTCCCAAAAATATGAATATCCAGGCCTAAATTTAAAAACACCATCAGATATTTCAATTGCTGTTTCGGTTGTACTATGCGTGGCAAGACCCTGTTCTACACTCTGTTGAATCTGTTTTCCTAAACTAATTTTAACGCCTTTATAATATTGCGAATTTTCTTCATAATTTCTAACTACGGGTAATTGTTCTAAAAATAAATTATCAATTGTAATCTGAATATATTTTTCTAAATCTACAAATGTATATACATGCGTTGATGGAATATTAAAATTCAAACCTCTTTCCAATGCATACTGGTCAAGATAAATTTTTATTCTCGCTTCAATATAAGCTTCGGCTAAAATAGCAGTCGCAAAAATCAATGCCTGAGACAAGCGCATAGACCACGCCGACCCCGTCCAATATTTATTACTATTACCCACAATTACCATATTACCATTAAGATAGGGATTTTCTATAGAAACATTATTTAAAAGAACATCATAAACGTGTAATTGTGTATTTAATACTGATAAGGGTAAATCTTTTGTTACTATATTATAAGTTTCATTGACATTATCTGCTTCGCATCTAACATCTATTTTTTCTGATTCACTATCACATGCCAATGATATTATTCTTCCGGTAAATTCTAATCTTGTTCCTAAATAAATAGTAACAACATTATTAGCAGTTATTTCAGTAGGTATATCAATATTATCATGTTTTCTCAATAATGTAAATGAAGCAGAATCTTTATTATCAACTGTGTGAGAGATTTGAATTGAATCAAGTTTTAAATCGTCATTCCCCAATTCAATGCCATCAATATATACATGAAAATCTGTCCTTGCCATAGGAATTATGGAAGAATAAGAACTCTTAATAAATCTTAAATCTGTTAAAATTTCTGATTCGGTTTCTTTTTTAGTTCTAAAATCAGAATTAATTTTAGCTCCCATTTGAGTTCCAAACCATGTGTTTATAGTATCTTCGGCATCTATTTTTGTTCTAAAGTCTGTGTTAATTTTAGAATATGTGGCTTCATCTAATACAAATAATGTATCATCTGCAACGGCATCAGCTATATAAGTCGTTAAATATGTAGCATTATGAGCAATAGAATATAACTGTACGCTTCCAGTAGTGCTTAAAATAGTCTGAATAGATGGGTCATCTGTATCTATTTGGGCTACTTTGCCTCCGGCTAATGATACATATATTTTTTCTGTTGTGTGATTTATTACTAAAGCTTTTGCATATGTTGTACCAGTTATAGGATAGATTGTATACACAGCAGGATTAGTTAAATCAATTTTTATAATATTAGCTGGACTTGTATCAGTAACAATAAATAAATCGCTGTTGTGAATAAACTTACCATTGTATACAACTTCAATACGAGCATCAGATGTAATAGATTTTTGAAGTCTTTGAACAACCTCGGTATCGGAAGTAATGTTTTTTCGAATTCCTGCTACTTTAATAATAACATCAGAAGAAAGTGTTTTCTGTATACCAGTTTGTTTAACTATTGCATCCGCTGTAATATCCTCTAAAATAGAATGAGATATATAAGCATCAGAAGAAATAGATTTTTGTGTTCCTACTGCCTTTATCTTTGTATCAGATAAAATTGTTTTCTGATTAACTGTTTTTATTGTGATATCTGCAGTTAGAGTTTTTTGTTCTCTTGCAACAATAACTTTAGCATCTGAAAGAATATCTTTCTGTATACCGCCCTGCTTTATTGTTGCATCTGAAAAAATTGTTTTTTGAATAATAGTTTGAGGTGTATATGTTATTCTTAGAAAAATTTGGTCCACATATTGTGTGAGTGTACTAGAGCGTGGATTGGAAAAATAAATATTAACATCCATCGTGCTTAACGCTTCCCATGTCCACACCGGAGCTTGGGCATCTGCCGTAATATCTAAATATCTATCGCCTGAAATAGCATAAAAATAAGGACTAGATGTATATAGTGCTCCAGAAGTTCCATCGAATATCGGGGTTACTTTTGCTACAAGATACCCCGTTAATGACGCTTTTCCTAGTATACCAATTTCTACTTTGGTTATAGTGCCTAAATTTGACATAACATCTAAGGCAGTGCCTAAAAGATAATTAGCACTATCATTAGCACTACTTGCAGGTATTACTTTTGTAGCAAAAGTGGAAGTAACACCATCAAATGCAGACGCTGGATTAGTCCAATTTACATTATTTCCAGTATTATAATTTATATTTATTGTTGCCATATTATTCTCCTAGAATCCATGAACCCTTACTATCTATTTTAATAATAGTCTTTTTATTCTTACCTTCTTCATCTTGATATTGAAATCCTAAATGATATATTATAATATGTTCCATTTGTTTGCCATTTAGGGAAAATATAACTTGATTTCTTCTAAAAAATATAAGTCTAATATTCTGTTTGATTTTTACATTGTCATCTTCTAAAATATGAACATGACCAAATTTAATATTTCCTTTTACTAAGTCCACTATAAAAATTTTACTTAGCTCTTCATTATAAAGATAAAATTCAGTTAAATCAGAGAATCTATCTTTTACTAATTGAAATCTATTTTCTACACCGTTTTCATCTATTTGCATAACATCTGGACCGTCTTTAAATGCTGCTGTCCAATGAAAAGAGAGTTTCATTGTATTGTTGCTCTCCGAATTATTATTGATGATTGGATTCATCTCATTGCTCCTTTATTTAGACCTCATCATATTGGAAAATAAACGTCTTTTGTGCAACTGCACCAGCTGGCGTTGAAACCGTTGTATCAAGCTGTAAACGAATATAACCAGAATAACCTGATACACCTGAAGCACCATAAACAATAGTCGCATCACCTTCAGCAGAATTAATTGCCAAAGCTGCTCCTAACGATGTAGGAACTGCTGAATCAGCATTAGCTGTAGCAGAAGGTGTTGCATATGTTGCATTAGCTGCAGCTTTAATTCCTTCGCCTGTACCATAAGTTCCTGCTGATTTCCAAAACTTCATATTAGAAATCTCAGTATAAGTAGAAGTAAACTTAGACCTAAGATATTTCTCAAATGAAGATTCGCCAGCGATAACAGGATAAGTTGCAGGTACTATTTCTGAAGAATCATTAGAGCCAAAATTAATATTGGCTATACCATCAGAAACCACTTCTCCAGCACCGTTACTTTCTGAAAATTCATGTACTGCTGCCATAGTCTTTCCTCCTTTCTTTTAGATTTTTAAGACAGTGTAGTTGTAGAGAACTGCCAAGTACCAGAAAACCACACTTTTGTTATTTTTGGAGTACCATCCAAATCCGATTGAACCCATAAATTTCCGGAATTATCAATATCTATTTTTGCTGCATTAGTTACTGTAGTTAAATCAATAATTTCTACAAATGCTCTTGTTGTTTTATTGTATTTGGCTATTTTTGTATTAACTCCTGACCCTAATCCCGGTGTTAAAAAATAAACATAAGTAGCATCTTCGATTATATCAATAGCTTCTTCAATTATTCCTATATTTTTTATAAAATAAGCGATTGCTGGAGAAGCCTTTGTTACTTTTCCACCGATATTAGTAGTATCATCAAGAGCTAAATAAAGATAACTTGCATCTTCTACAATAGATTTGATTTCGTCAGCAGTTACATTTAAATTCCAATAAATAAGATTAGGATTAAATACAGATGATTCATATAAGCTACATATATTTGATACACCATAAAATGCTAACCAAATATAATCACCTGTTACAAAACTTGTTGTTATTTTTTGTTTTCCTGAAAATATGTATTTAGAATTCATGTTAATCCTTAATTTGTTGTATACTTAATCGCTATTACAGGAGCTTCGCTGGCAGCATTAGAAAAATTTGCCGGAACCGTAATCCTCATTTGCCAATATAAATCTGTTGCTACTGTAAGAGCACCATTTTCATTATTTAACCAAAGAAAATGACCAACACCACTACCTGCCAAACGACTTCCTACCCAACCAACTCCTGGTAAGGCTGCTGTTGTTGTTATTCCTCTAAAAAAACTATCATTAGCAACACCAGAACCTAAGCAATAATTTGTGATAGTATCGAGGTCGGTATCATTCCATATTTCGAGAATGGGTTCTGAAGCTGTAGCTGCATCGAATTCTGCACAAAATACATAACGCTTGTTTCCGATACCGGCATTATGAATTTCATCCAATATATTAGCACTCGCATCAGCTAAGAAAAAATGAGGACACTCAACATCAACTGTTGTAATCAATAAAGCTGCAGAATTTAATTCTTGCGGAGTAGGTATTGCTGCTTGGTCAATAACTGTAGCAGACCCTGCAGAAAAGATTAATTTATCATTCGTTAGGTTCATTTCAGTCCATGATACCCCGGAAGTACCGCGTGGTAAATCTTGCGTATCACAGTTTACATGAATTTTTAGTGCCATTTTATTTTTCCTCCGAATTTCTAAATCCGATAAATAAATTAAAAATTACTATGCCTACATTATTTTTTCCTATAAGAACACCTATACCTATAAATAAATCATTATAATAATTCCACGAAAAATTAAATTTCATTTTAAAGTCTCCTTAATTAACCCCAAGCACCCATGCCGGGCTTTCTCTTCTGCACCGGTTTAATATTAACAAATTCTACCTGCCATTCAACAACAGAAAATACCTGAAATGCCTGGTGTAAATGGTTTGCTACTTTACTCGCATAAACAGTTCTTGTTCCACTTCTTGTAGAAACTATACCTCCAAACTGTAAATCTAATTTATAATCTGTTAAACATTCCATCTTCTGATTATAAAATAGTTGTTTTAATCTTTGAATTGACCAATCAGTAATATATTCTTCTTTATAAAGATATTCGCCTTTTGAATCCATTATAAAATTACCTTTTGCATCCTTTTCAAAATCTATTCTAATTTTTTCGTTAAAAGATACCCATATAATATTATCAGGGAAATCTTTGCTTAGTCTTGAAGCTAAAGCCTTACCCATACCCGATGTTGTATCTAAACCCACTAGATTTGCTTGAACCTGTACTATAATATATTTAAATAACTCGTATTGTTCATCTGCTGATAATCTTGTTGCCGAAATATTATAAGTATATTTATATTTTCCTTTAATCTGGAAGATAATAATTATTTCTGTAGGAGCCGAACCTTCTCCAATATCAGCAGTAATAAAACACTTCTCTGCATTAGCAGGTCTTTCAATAACAAGAACTTCTTGAAATTTATAGAAATTATCTTTTGTTACTTCAAATAATTTAATCTCAACATCTTTAACGTAACAAGCGCGAATTCTTTCAATATCATAAACAGAACTTGAGTCTTCTACAACTTTGCCTTCAATTTGAACCTTATATCCAATTGATTCTCTACCGCCAAATTCAATAATTGAATCTGCTTCTTTCTCGTCATTCCAAGAATTATTTACATACGAAGGTAAATTTGTTATTTTATTGGCGTTCTTTAAATCAAAAAATATCTTACCAATCGGTGATTGTTTTGAGAACGTGGTCATTCCACTAAAACGATTAACACATCCGGCCTCCGATTGCGCCATAAACATCTTATTTGATACTTCTGCAGTTAAGAATGAACTTTCTTCCATCCAATGTTTGTCAATATGTTTTCCAAAGAACTGACCACCCGGATTTTTACCAGCTATATTCATATTTACACTCTCTAATAAAGAACCATTTCCTACGTTTATTTTATAGGAAGGGCTTCTTAAAGAATGTGAATTTAATTGTTTCATAACATCATGATTATCTAGAGCATGAATTATTTTTTCAAGTACACTTCTAATATGTAAAGCATCATATGAACTAATTGCAGCCCACACAAATGTTTTATTAAAAATAGCTATAAGACCATCCATGACAACAGCTTTCATAGATTTACCTGTTAAACGCCCACCTTCATTGTATGACTCTGCCATACCATTCTTAATCTTAAAATTTTCTTCAGGAGATAACTTAGGGTCCTCTAAATATAAAGAATCATAAGCCAACATAGGATACTGATATTGCCTTATTTTACCATACTTCTCTTTATCCCACAAGCCTAAAGAATCAAAATCGTGGAATAAAATCTCTCCGCACGCTATCGGATGAGCGAGAGTTTGATACATTATTAAATCATTTTCTTTGATTTTATCTATCATCGTTTCCTTTTTACCAGCAGTTTACACGAAATGTCATAGCGTATTCTGTAAAATTTGTTCTCAATGAAGCCTCATCCCAAATTATAGGCTGGATTCTTTTTACTTTATAAGAATAAGTTGAAGAACCCGAAACAATCTTTATATAATAAGATGTATTTATTACTATTGCTGTTTCTATTGCATCTACTATAGTCATTAAAGCAGCATAATCTGCAGCCATAATAACACCTTTAATGTTTAAATCCCACGATTCCTCTCCAGCATCCACTATAATGGAACCTTTTGCCCTAACTGATTCGTGTTCTATTAATTTTTTAGCAGAATAAGGATAGTTAGCTTGAAAAACACAAGGTAAAACATATACTGGCGTTGTACCATTTGCAGCAAATATTGTAAAAGTTACATTAGCCATTTTTCTCCTTAATAATTTTCTATTTTTGAATTTATTTTTTCACTTAAAGATGATTTTTTATCATCTAATTCTCTAATAATAGCTTCTTTAGCTGCTTCAATAACTTCATTACTATTTAAACTAACATTTAATTCAATCGGTTCAATCATAACCTGATTTAAAATTTGAGCATTTCTTTGTTGAGTTACTTCTTTCTGAATTGCTTCAGGTGTAACTATTCCAGCACGTGTTATATCCTGAGCTGCTTGTTCCTGTTCAAAAGAACTAGGCACAAATTTCTTTAAAGCTTCTTTAGCTGTTCCACTTAATTTTTCAAATGTCTTGGCTCCACCCTGATAATCAGAAATTTCTTGAGCTGTTTGAGGACCATATTTTCTTAATATCTTTGCTAATTCAACAGCATGAGATGATTTTTTATTTTGTTCTTCTGCTTCTTTTGTAAGAGCTTGTGCTAATCTTAATCTATCTTCCATACTATTTTTAATATATAATTCATTATTTTGCATTGCTTTTAATGCCATTTCTTGCTTAATAATTATGGATTCCTCTTCACCTGTAAAATTTAGCATAGAGCTTAAAATAGATTTTTGCTTTTCCATATCTTTTATTTTAGCTTCCGAAGATTTTGCTCTAAGAGTTTCCATTTTTAGTTCATGCTCATGTATTGTTTCAGCTTCATCATAAACCTCTAATAAGTCTAATTCCATTTGTAGTAATTGACTTTCAGTAAAAAGACCACTTTGTTTTGCCATATTTAGATTGTTTGTTGCATCGATTTTTTCTTGTTCAATCGGCAATAATTCTTTACTATTATCATACGCTGCTTGTGCTCGTGATGCTTCTTCCGTAGTTTTTCTTTTTTCTGCTGCTATATCTATATCTAAACGAGCTTTAAATTTCTTTGCTTCAGTTTGAGAGTTAATTAATTTTAATTGTTCTTTTATTTCTAAAACTCTATTAAGTGCCTTAAAATAATCTTCGTTTTCCTTTATTTCTTTTTTAAATCGTGGTTTTTTAAAATCGGCAGCTGTAAGGTCAAAAGATTTGATTAATTTTTCTTTTTCTAAGATTAATACATCTTTATCTAGGTTTACTTCCATATCAATTTTATTATCTGACGCTTGTTTACGAAGATTATCTATATTCTTTTTTAGAGCATCAGATGTTGCTTCTACATCTACTTCAGAAGTAAAAAAACTATCTGCTGCACCCAAATCTTTCATTGCCTGTTCTACTTCTTTTATCATTTTAAGATTAGCATCTGTCGGTGGGCGAGAAAGATATTGTTGTCTAATTTTCATCAATTCATCCAATGCTTCAAGGTCCGAAATTTCAGATTGTATACCTCTTTGATTTTCATCAGAAACCTTTTTACTTTCATTTTTATAAGCCTGAATTATGTTAATAATAGCTGCCCAACGATTTAATAATTCAGTCATCACCATTACTGTATTTTTAAAAGCCGAGGTATCGCCAATAGATGTCGCTGCATTGTTCCAAGAAGAAGCTAATTGGTTTAGTTTAAAAGATAATGTATCTTGAATAATACCAAATGCTTTTTCGGCAGAACCAGCAGCTTTTAATGACTCAATACGAGCTTTTAAGGCAGTATCATAATTTTGCATTAAAGCCATGAAGACGGTTAATTGTCTTTTTGAAGCCACACTTGTCGCTATGGAAAGTTTTTCTGCATTTGTCTTTTTATCCCATACAGCAGCAACATCGTCTAAAACATCCGTTGCGTTTCGATAGGTATTAGTGAGTTTATTAGTTGCCTTTCCTTGTGCATCTAAATACACAGGAACTTTTGCAATTTGTTCTATAGATTGTTTACCTGTTGTCAATAATCTTGCGTAAATAAATGATAATGCTCTACCAGCTTCGGACCCGGATTTACGTGTTACTTCAATGACAGCAGTTACATCACCCAAGAAGGCATTAATTGAAACACCCATCTGATTTGCAGTTGCACCTGATACTTTTGTAGCATCTGCTAAATCTTTTCCTGTTACAGCAAATTGTTTTTCTACGTTAATCCATTTATCTATAATACTTATACTATCTTCAACAGGAATATTAAATGCCTGAACAGCAGCCGTCATATTATCTACTGTAGTAACGATATCTGACCCCAATACTTGAGAACCTATCATAGCCACTCTTGTTAATTCAATAACCTCTTTAACAGTTTTTCCTTGTTGAGCAAAAAGAACAGCAGCTTTTAAAGCCTCAGAAGCAACAACGCCATATGTCATGGATAATCCAACTAATGTAGTTCTTAATGTGTTATATTCTTCTTCTGTTCCTTTACCGACTATCTTAATGCGTGCCATTGCATCTTCTAAATCTTTTAAGAATTTAACTTGTTCAGAAATAATACTTACTACGCCCATCATGGCAGAACGAAGAGCTAACCATACAGGTGCGACTATAGCAGCCCGGTTTATGGCTCTGGCAAAATCGCCCATTCCTTTTGCTGCTTTAGGAGCTTTCGCAGCTACATTAGAAAAAGTTTCTTCTACTTGTTTACCCGTAGATACGCCTTGTGGGTCATATAAAGTAGTAACTTTTGTTTTTTGAAGTCTATTAACAGCAGACTGAGTATCTTTTAAACCAGCTACTACTTTTTCTTTACCATCTAAGGCTAATTTTATTCTTGCTAAAAAATCACTTGCCATTTTATTTTACCTCTGTAGGAAATATTATTTTGTTTCCACACACTAAATGCATATCTTTTGATATACTCTTTTCTTCTTTCTTTTCTACATTTTTATTTAATTTTTTCCAAAGTAAATAAGAATCTTCAAATAATTCACAATCTAATACATGTGGACTAATTTTTTCAACAATAATATCTCTATTTATAGTGTCATAAATATATAAATAAGATAAATAGTATTCTTGAATTTGAGATAAATTAAATTTATTTTTAAATAACTGTATACCAGATATATCTTTAGCAGCAGTAAATAAATTTTGTCCTTTAACAGACTTTGCTAATAATCTTATATTAGTATAAATATTCATTTTAAAAATATTGTAAAATCATTGCATACGCACCGGCTTGTGTTATTAATTTTTCATCGGTATATGCTCTAAAATCATCTAATGATTTGAACATTCTCTGCCATCTACCTGCTTCGTTTTTTACTTCCAATGATAAATATGTTATTATTTCTGCAACATAATTTAACAACTGATTTTCCAAACTAAACTCTAATAGTATAGTTTTTTGTGCAGCTTTAATTTGTTTATCTATTCTAAAATTCTCTATCTGTTCTTTATATATATTAAATATAGTTTCTCCTTCATTTTTTGCAAGAGATTCCCCTAATTTAATTTGAACATCTCGTTCCTGTGCCTCTAATTTTTTTATATCTGCATCGATTTCATCTACATTTATATCTCTTTTTTTAAGCTGAAGTATTAAATCTTTTTCCAATAAAATATCTGAATCCTTCAATAGTGCTCCAAATTTTTTTCTCCGAAGCATATCCAATTCTTCTTTTTCAACACGATTTAATAATCTAACTCGATATTCTTTTTCTTCATAAATAAAAGGTATCTTATTATCCTTAATCATGTCTTCAACAATAGACACTTCAATATTTTTTGACATATCATTAATTATTTTTTCTGCCTCACTTAATTTATTATCCATTTTAATACTCCTTACTTTGTAAATTTATTGATTAAAACTCTTACAATTTCAAATACAAAATTCTTTCCTACTAATTTTATATTTCCTATTTGACGAAATTCAATATAATCCATAGGACTAATTGATATTCCTATATTTTTAAATCCTGGATGATAATCATACGATGTAAATACTCCATGCTTGTCATCTGCGAATATAACTCTATCTAATTTCTTATTGGTGTTTTTATCTATAACATTATAATACGGAGCCAATATAGTGCCTGTTTTTAGTTTCATAATTACTCCTTACTTTTTATTATTGCCATTTTCTAAGCGAATAGAGTCCTTACTTTGTGAACAATTTATAATATTATTTCCTAAATCTCTGAATGATTCATAAAGAACCTCTTTAATAGCCTTCTTTTGGTCTACTGGGTCATTGTGAATCTCGAACCTTTTACACGCTTTTCCCACGCAATTCTGAGAAGCCTGATTAAGAAGATATCGGAGCATCTGTTCTTCAATTATGATTAATTTTTCCATCAATTCTCCTAATATAAGTATAGCACAGTTTCAGTAAATTGCTCACAACTATTTTAAAATAAAAAAGAAAAAGCCTCTATACTATTCTCTAATATAGACTTATGCTTTTTCTCAATATAATAAATTTATTTATACTTATTTTTTGAAACATTTTATTACTCCTTACCTTACAATGTGCTATTATTTTGGAGCTCATACTCTGAATCGAACAGAGGCTAGATGTTTACAGGACATCTGTTCTACCATTAAACTATACGAGCTGGCAGACAATCATGGATTCGGACCATGAACCTTCTCCTTAACAGGGAGCTGCTCTACCGGTTGAGCTAATCGTCTTGGTAGTTGAGGAAGGCTTTGAGTCTTCGACCTACGGCTTATCAAGCCGTTGCTCTACAACTGAGCTACTCAACTTGGTGGGGAGGAAATTAATCCTCCCCCATTTTATATTAAGCGAACGCTATCTCTGATTCATCATCGGAGATTTTGATATTATCACATTCCAATGCATTTGTTCTTGCATTATAATCTTCTACAGCCTGTGTTGTGCCTAAAGTCGTAGGAGATATATTATTCATCAAATAACCAATCTTAAAATTAGTATGTTCTTTCTCACCAAAAAGCTTAACCTGAAGCTGAATTATTTCTGAGAAATTTCTAGGGTCAATATAAGGATATGTGGTATCTGAAGCCAAAATATCTTCCAAAGAAAAATTATCTGAGAATCTATTTAAAGAAATTGTAACTGTTTTTGCCTTTACACCTGTCTGAACGACTTCGCTATTTCCAATTTCTTTATAGTCAGCTCTTTCTAAAGCAACATCAATACCTACTGACTGAAGTTTATATATACGAGTTCCAGTTCCAACCTTCATATAAATCTCAGCATATTCTGCCAAAAGTAGGTCTGGGTCAGCATCATTATTTGTCCATGTTGTCGTATACGCTGTTGAGGAAATATAAAATACTTTAAGTATATCTCCGTTTACTCCACCTGTTACTGTTAATGTGTTTGTTCCTGAAACAAATGTCCAGCTAGTTGATGGAACTTCTGTAACGACATTAGAACGAACACGTAATACCCTTAATATATAAGCTCCTAAAGCATATTCAACCGCTGCAGGATTAAGCACTATTGCTGTTGATGCACCTGCTGCAGTAGCTTTCTGAAAAGCAAAAAACTTACCATCCATCATCTTATAATCTTCACCAACAAGGTCAAAATTTCTTTCTACTATAGCATCTGGGTCAGCGATATTTATTGAAAAACCATTAAGTCTTAGTTTAGGAAACCAAATACTACCTCTAAAGGTTCCATCATCATCAGTTAAAAATGCAGCTATATCGCATTTTGCTTCTGACATATCAGCAAGAGTAACATCGTGGTCTTCACCTGAACCGGGCGTTTCCATATTAGCTAAATCATACCAAAATTTCATTGAGCCATATTCATACTGCCTCATTGAATATGAGAATGACGGTGTTTGTTTACGATAACCTAAAATACCATCTCTACCGATTTCGTAGACTTTTTCCCGATTAAGAGTTAAATCGCCACCGATATCCTGCGCCCTATCAATTTGCTCAGGGTCTCTGTCGTTGTTCCAAGGAAATATCCTCGGTTTTACATATTTTGCGTGAATCATGGGTGAATCCTCCTTTTATGATTGTGTCCATGAATGGTTTTTCTTTCTCTTCTTAGAAAGATTTGCTACTCTATCTTACTTTTCCTAACCATACAATTTCTATTTATCCATGATTAGCCTGACATTTACCTTCAACTTTAGAAAGTCTTTCAGCAGAATTATCAAGTTTAGAATCCATAATGGTTAGTTTGGATTCTATTCTCATTAAACTCGCCTCTTGATGTTTTAAATCATTAAACTTAATAACTACTTGAAATGCACAGGTTGCACCAGCCACAAATAAACCTGTAAGACCAGATACAATAGCTATACCCTGCATGATGTCCATGTCATTCTCCTTATTACGCTACATTACATTCAAAAGAAAGCAGGTGTCTATAGCGGTCTGCTTTAATTAAATTCTCTGTGTTGGTTAATTCTTTTTTATTCTCAAACCATTTTGTAACTACTATTTTACCAGCAGAAACTTTTGCACTTACAACACCATTAGTAATAGTGTAAGTATAATAGGTAAAATCATCTTCTAATTCATCAAATAACCAATCAGCTAAATCTAATCTCTGTCCATCCGATGTTGCAAATATTTTAATAAGAACAGTAAAATATTTAAGATTAGTTTTGCTTCCTATTTCTAATCTCTGAGGTCTTAATTCAGAAACATTTACACAAATACAAGGTAATGTACCTTGATATGCTGCGGCAAACGATTTTTCTACACGAATTCCTGTCCAGCTATCCGTTATAAGATTTGCCGTTATTGTATCTATTAAAGAGGCCTCTATATTACGGCTTATTCTGTACGCCATGATACTCCTTTATCTTGCTTGACCCATTCCACCACCAGTACCTTTGGGTCCAAATCTTACTTTCTTTCCCCAAGCTGCGACATTTACCGATGCACCGGATGCCATTCCAGAACTTGCTTTTTCCATCCCTTGGATAAATTCTGCTGTAATCTTTTTACATACTTCGGTCAATTTTCTATCTAAGCCTCTTATTGATTTTCCTACAAAATCTACTGGCCGAATTGTATGACTTGAACCAGCAACGAAAGTAACAAATCCTGTTCCGGGGTCAGCAAAATATTCGGTCGGTACAATATGTGTTGCTTTAGTAATATAAGTACCACCATCATTGATTAATTCCCAATATGGAGCTTCAGCTACTAACTTTGCAATTCTACCTATGCCTACGTCTATACCACCTGTTGTAGTTAAATCTTCTGTTGTGATTGCGTTTATTAATTTATCTTCAGGTCTAGTTGGATTTTTTCTAGAAGTATTTATAACTTCTTTCATATCAGCTTCAACTGTATGTGCCACATCATAAACAGCTTCTTGGGCAGCACCATATGCTAAATTGTTTTCTATATATTTAATTAAATTTTCAAATTTTTTTCCATCTTTAAAATCTATACTTACGCGAATCATTTTACACCTTCTTTGCGAGAACCACTATTATATAATCATCTCTTTCGAGAATAGCAAAGTCTTTTGAATCTTCTTTATAACATTTAAATTCATTTTTATTATAAATTATTTTTTCAGCAGTTCGCAATAATGTTTTATTCTTTTTTTCGGTTATCAATTCAATACTACCCACAGGAATCTGACCATAATATTTCCAATGGAGCGACTCAAAAGAAACTTGCCTAACTAAAGCTTTTATAGTAAGAGGATTCATAAAAACTTGGGTCTCATTTTTTTCATATGGGTCCACAAGTGTTTCTTTGGCTGCGTAGACCTGAATATTTTTAAGAAGACCTTCATTCCTAAAATAATTAAAAAGGTCGATTCGTTTATCCATTTTAGCAGCTCCCACATTCTTCCGAATTTTCGTCTGTAATAACAACTACTCTTGCTAAATCTATATAATCTAAAATACCATATGATTTATTACATTGCCTTATAAATTTTTTAATCTTCTTTTCTTTGCTATCTCCGCGTTCAAAAACAATAGTTAATTCTGGAGTGCGATAGCTAATTACATCTCCTTTTACTAAGATATGTGCTATAATGGCTAAAAGATTTTCTTCTTTTTCGCTTGGTGTAGGAAAGATAACATTGTCAGAAGATACTGCAAATGTTTTATAAGCTTCTACTGATACATAAGAAATAGCACCTTTAATAAATCCTTGCATCTCTGTATCTGAATATTTTGTATAATAAGAATAAGTTATTCTTAATGAATCTCCAGCAGCGAGTGTTCCTGTTATAGTTATATCTCCATTAGCAAAAGAATAATTTGCTGAAGCCCACAATACACCATTCTTATATACTAAAATTGTATCTGCAGAAATATTGCTTTCTGTTAATGTAAAGACTTTAGAAGATGAAGTGGTCTCATAAGTAAAAATATCATTACCATTTGTCTTCAAATTATCTTGTATTAGATTTCTTAATTTTTCTACTGAACCTATCATTTTATTCTCCTATAAATTCTTTATATTATTTTTAATTATAGTAGTATTTTCTTTTGGGGGAGAGGAAACTAATATTTCCTCTCCCATTATACTACTTATTGATTAAGCGAGAGTCGCCCAAGCAATAGCATATTTGTTCAACATACATTCGATAACTGACTCGAAACCAAACACACCGTAACCGAGAAGATTGTTTGTACCATCAATGATGGTCGGAGCCTGTGCAACGCTCAATAACCTTTCAGCGTTCTCAGCGTTCATCATTTTTGCAATATCCGCGTTTACTAAACGTCTCACGAATGTGAACGGTTTACCAGCAGCAATAGTCGAATCCAAAGCCACGAGAATCAACTTATCAACAGCCAACATCCTCTGTGAAGCACCAGAAGTATTGGTGAAAGTACCAGCAACCTTAATGACTTTAATACCTGCTTCTCTCAAATAATCTTTGATACTCATCTTATAATTGAAAGTAGCAACGTTCTCTTTATCATAGGTATCAATCGACTCTTTCACGGTTGAACCCACCAAAAGAACATAATTATCGCCATAATCTTCAACCTTATGAACCAACTTTACGATAAGGTCATAGAGGTCAACGCCAGAACCCTGTGTAACTTCCTGTGAAGCCTGTGAAAGACACAGAGCCATGAGCCTACGAACTTCTTCTTTATCCATACCACGAGAGATACCGGCTTTCTTGCGACCAAGAACTCCTGTGTCAGGACTATTGCCATTGGAACCTGCCATCACATCATTAATCAAAACATATTCCAGTTTCGACTGCAAACCCTGAAAAGTCAGAGCTGTTGCAGAATTCGGTGTCAATTTATGAATTGTAATAACACCATTTGCATCAGCGGTATAAACATCATCAACATTCGTATCATACGCACTAAAATACTTTACTTCCTCGCCGGGAAGGGCAGTCTCGATGTTTGCTATCTCTGAAATCACAACAGGAACCTTAAGATTCGGGTCAATCGGCTGACCGATAACCTTTGCTATTTCCAAGTCAACTCTTTCCATTTTATTTCTCCTTTTTAGCTAAAGCGAATTTGCTTTTAGCTTATTTTTTCCCAAACGCTTTTACGTTTACTTCTTCCTGTATTCCGAGGTACTTATTCTTCGATTCAACAGAACCCACTTCAAGGATTTTTTCTTTAGTAGTTTCTTCCTTCACCGTTAAAGCCGCTATCTCTTGCGATTTGCTCGCAAGTTCTTTTTCTTTAGTTTTTAGCTCAACTTCGTGAGCAGCCTTGATAGTTGCGATTTCAGCATCTTTCTCGGCTTTTGCTGCACCAATTTTTTCGTCAAGCTGTGCCTGAGTATAAGTATCAACGATAGTAAATTCTTCAGAAAATACTTCTTCAGTGTTGTCATCGAATTTACGAGTTGTTTTCCTCATACCACTACGCGCAATCTTGCCGTCCATTGAATCGTGAGTAATTACTATTTCTTCATTGATAACAGCAATTACTTTCTTAGCAACAGATTCTACTGCTTCTGCCACTTCTTTAGCCGGTATTTCGACAGGTGTAGTTTCTGCCGGAGTCTCTGCTGGTTTCTCTTCAACCTTGGCTTCAACTGGCTTCTCTTCTACCTTTGCTTCTGTCGGCTTTTCCTCGGTCTTAAGTTCTTCAGTTTTCGTTTCAGCGACTTCTGATTTCTCTTCAGTCTTGGTTTCAACTGACGGCTCTTCGACTTTGGTATCTTCTGCTTTGATTTTCTTATTTTTGCATACTGCACAGATTTCAGTTTCATCGTCTTTCAACGGCTCCTGACATTCTGGACAAAGAATAACTTTCTTTGCTTCTTCTGCAGGAATCTCAACCTTTATTTCTTCAGCCTTAATTTCCTCAATCTTTGCTGCTTCAGCTTTTTGCTTACTCATAACTTCCTCCTTATGACATTTACATGATTTACAGTTTTGGCATTTAGTTTCTTCTATAGCCTGTGATGCGTATACAAAACATTCTTCTTGCTTGTTATCTTTAATTTCTTCTTTCAAATTATCTATATTAAACATCGCCAATAATTTTTTCGCATAGGCTTTTGGACAAGCAGGAAGTTGTTCATCTTCAATAAGAATCCCAACACCATGAAAAAGAATAGGGTCAATAGAACGATTACCATTTTTTACATCGTGTAAAACAGATTCTCCAGTTTCACTAGATTTGTTCCAAATTTCAAAACTTACGCTAAGATTTCCATCCCTAAACATTTTCTGAACTTTTTCAAATTCCTCTATAAAAAGAGATTTAAAAATAGCTACATAAATTATAATTAAATCCTCTTCTAATTTAGCATCTAAAATCCAGCCACATATATGATTTTTACCTAAATGAGACCAGTTCGCCTGTTTTCCTATAAGCGTGGGTAATCCTTTTTTTACTGCTGATTTGGTAAGGATTATTTTATTTCTATTACTAACATCAGTTTGAGCATATACCGTTTTTAATATAGCTATATCAGGACTGGGGATAACTAAATTCAATTTTTTTGCAATATCAATTAATTCAGAATCCTGAGCAACTTCAATAAACTCGCTTTTTGATTGTTTTGCTAAATCATATAAATATTGAGCGATTACTTTATTATCTGTCATTTTAATACTCCTATTGATTGTAGCTCTTTTTTATCAACTATTTTTATTCTATATCCCACATACAATTGATTAAATAAATCAAACTTAATCTTAGCATCAGGTCTCCACCAACCTTTTACTTCTATATAAATATTGAATTCTGGTAAATAGAAATCTGGTGTATAGGTTGTATTTCCTAAATCAAAGGTCTTGGGCTCGTATTCCCATTTAATGTTGTTATTATCTAACCAATTTACAAATAATATTTCATAACTAGACCTCATCCAAATATTCTTATAATAAGAACCTTTACTATGTGCAGCTAATTTACCAAAATTTGGATTATTCTTTCCTGTTCTATTTAATCTATATTTTGGGTCTATTTCATATCTTCTTTTTATGGCGATACTTCTTTTTAATGTTATTTCTGTATTCTCTGTTAATAATTTATTATGACATTTTATACAGTTTATTGCGTGCGAATTATTACTTAACCTATGTCCACATTTGCAAAATTTTGGAATAGAATCTGTGCATTTTCCATGCTTAAATCCGGGGGCAAAAATTCCGCCTGCGTTACTTTTTCTTCTTAGAATTTTAAACTTTCTAAAAATATTATACATACTTCCTTGCGGAACATTGAATTTTTTAGCAATATCACAAACTGATTTAGTTTTATATTCTTCTACTAATTGTTCTTTTGTAAATAACTTTAAATAATTTTTAGACTTCATTTTTATTCCATTTCTTTGTTTCTTTATCATAAACATAACCTTGTTTTGTCATACATCTTTTAGCTGCATTGTAAGCTATTGCAAATGCTTTACCTTCTTCATTTGTTTTTAAATAAACGTCATTAAAAGTAGCAACAAATGTTTCCTGACATTTTATAGTCATTGATTTTATAAATTCAGGAAGATTTTTCAAAGTATAAGGAGCCATTTCTAGTTCGGCTGATTTATAATTCTTTGACTCCGGTGTACCGGGTTTTTTACCCTGATTTTCATTTTTTTCATTCTTTGGTTTTGATGGAACTATTTTTTCAAGATTGTCGGGAGTTGACTCTTGATTGACCACAAGATGAGGATAGAATAATTCTTCATCTCCAGCCTTAAGTTCTGCTTCCCTTCTCTGTTTCTCTGTATCATAATCCACGCCCAATACACCTTGATAAGTTTTAATCGAAACCACGCCTCTATCAAAACCAGACCTAAGTGCTTCGAGCATTGTATCTATGTTAATCCTTAGAGGATTATTTACAATTATTATTTTACCACTCTCATTGAATAATTTACGATGAGCTGTAATATTTTTTGCAATAATTTTAGCAATTACATCTAAAAGAATTCCTTTAAATCCATTTACACCATCGTTGACTTCAGCAAGAAATGCTTTAGGATTTAAACGGCTTTCTTGTCTCGAAGGAGCTATCTCCAACATATCTACAAATCCAAGACCTGAAAGAATAGCTCTATAACCAGCACGATATAAATCTTCATTTACCATTTTTGTTAAATCGGGAATCATATGTTCATATTTCTGGTCAAAAGGAACAGCGTTTATAGGTGTCTTATTTTTTTCACTCTTATATTTTTCTAATTCTGTTTTAACTCCTTCAACCAAAATTTTTAATTCAGTATCTGAATAAGTAACATCATTATCAAACATCCCTTGTGTACCTTTTGTAATCATAAATAGATAAGGTAATATTTTTGATACAACCTCATCTGATTTTTCTTGCAATGTTTTAATAGCTAAGAAATTCTTAAGTACGCCCTTACGCACGAGATAAGGAGTAGAATACTGGTCAAACCATCGGTTATACGGTTTCTGAATAACTATTCCTTCACCCCTACCAATTGGAATTTCAGTTTTGAAAGTCGGGTCTAAGAAATATTTATCACTACCTAATTTATAGTTTGCTCCAGTTGGTCTCTGAACATAAATTGAGGCACCATTAACAAACCACATTGTCGTAGGAACTTCAATTGTAATTCCATCAACTGTAATCTTTTCCCAATCTTTCATCCTTAATATACAGAATGAAGAGCCTTGCCATCTCTCTTTAAAATATTCTTTTGAAAGAGCCTGTAAGCCAGTAGGAACTCCAGCTATATCTATATTAATTCTTTCAAACCATTTGTTGAGTAATTTCTCAAGCGTAGGCTCGCTGCACTCTACGCTATAATTAGCATCTGAAGCAGACTCAATAGAATAATCCACTACAGTATTAATAACACCCGTAATATCATTATCCAGCATACAATTTATTGCATCACATCTTGAATGATAATCTGCTGGCACGGAAATACCACCAGAAGAATAAATCCAATCTAGAAAAGATTGAAAAAGGTTTCCGCCAAGTCCACTAGACATTTTATAACTCCTTTATTAAATTTTTAATAAGCCTAATCCAAAATTTTCTATGTTCATTAGTCTTTGCATGACACGAATTACATAAAGAAATTAAATTCTTTTCTTTAAAATTCTTCTTGTTATAATCTATATGATGTATACAAAGTTTTTTACCTGATTTTAATAAGGATTCTTTTTGAGTTTTATTACAAATTCTACATCTATATTTATCGCGTTTCCTAATTTTTTCTTTGAGTTCTTCAGTAAATTCAAATGCATATGGTAATCTACTGATTCCGCCCTTCCAAGAAGGATTGTTCTTTCCTTTAAATTTTTTACTTAAAATATGATTTCCAAAATTAGGATTATTTTTTCCTAATTTACTACATACTGTACATCTTAAATGACCTCTAACTATTTCTTTTTTACAATCAATACAATAATGTTTATTTATTTTAGACCATAAACCATTTTTAAATAAATGATGTTCTTTACCTGTTCTACTTTTTAAAATACCTAATTTCCATTTTCTTTTCATTTCACAAGAACAGCATCTTTTTGCAATATTATCTCCAAGTATTTTGTTGCAGTCTTTACACTTGTTCATTTTTATCTTTCAGAGTTTTTAAATATAAATTCTCATACACAAAGTCAATGTATTTTTTATGTACACCAAAAATTGTAGCCATCTCATCTTTAGTTAATCTTTTTTCGTGATAAAGAGCAAATAAAGGTTTATTAAAAAGTGTCGTTCCAGAAAAAAATGTTGCCTTCGCTGGTTCTAAATTGTCAATCTTCATTAACAATCTAAAAAGTTTATCACAATTGGGGCAGCGCACATAGGTCTCTCCAGCGTGCTCGTTATAATATTTTAAAGTTTTCTTTTTTAAATCTTCCCATGTTGTTAGAAAACTTGCATTATCCCTATCCTTAAGTAGACCTAATTTTTCTTTCTGTTCCATAATCTGTGCATCTAATTCTATTACCTTCTCAGCCATATTGAGAGGAATGGCACCATTCTTTTCATCATATTCTTTCCTAATAAATTCTTGAACTCGTTCTTTTAAAATTTCCATGTACACTAAACTTATTAAGGAACTTTTTTCAGCAAGACTTTCTAAAGAACACTCATCAAGATATTTATAATAAACTGAAATAGCTCTATCAATTTCAGCATCACGAAAACCAATAAATGATTTTTTTAATTCTTCTTTATCTAAATCTCTCTGACAGAGTTTAGCTAAATCTTCAGGAGAATAATTCTTATATTGTTTCAATCCCGTTCTTTTAATAATCAATTTTTCTAAGTCTGTCATAATACCTTTCTATTTATATTATTCCAAACACGTTAACGCCAAGTACAGGAATTTTAAAATCATCTATATATATGATATTCGCAGCATCCGCATTAGTCGGAGTAATTATAAATGTATCAATTGCATTTTTGTTAGCATCTGTTACTGCACTCAAATCCCAAGTAACTGTCTGAATAGTATCTATTGCAATTATTGTAGGAGTGAGTTCGGTTGTTACATTATTACCCACAAAATTACTTCCAGCTTTGAACCAATCTACGTAAGCTATCCTATTAATTGCTCCATATCCATTTATATAAAATCTCACTGTTCCATTTGCAGCAGGTGCAGTTGTATAACTGCAATCAAAACCGGTTGCTTTAAGTTCTCTATTTAAATAAACATCAACCGTTTGTGCCGTCCAATTTACAGCAAAAGTCCATTCTTGCCATGCATTTTGTACAACTAAATTTGTTCCCAATTCATCGTAACTTGAACCATTAAAAACAAATAAACCGTCAGAAGCAAAAGCTATAACGCAGGTAAGTGCTCCATTACTTGCAGTAAAAAACATTTCTTGGTCTGAATTTATTAAACCAACAGCAGCACAAAAAACACTCATACTAAATATTGATATTCCAGAAAATGAACCTATATCTTGCACCCTATCAGCACGGGAATTATTTGTTGCACCAGTATCTAATTTCATACAGGATTTACCATCAAAAGTTACTTGAGAACTATCTCCACTAACACTATCGGCATCTGTCCAATCTGTGATATCTGCCATATCTTCATTATCTATATCCGCATTAGAAATTGTGCTATTATTCAAACCCACCTTAATATTCGCTCCTGTCCTGCTTGCTCTCATATCTAATTTTAATATATTTACTCCCGATAAATCTACGCTAGGTGAAAAAGTATGTGTTAAAGTTTTATTGAGTGAATCTGTTATTGCTGCTGCCGCCTTCAACGCATAACTTCCTTGCGTTTTAATTGTAGATTCGGAGTAAGATTCTAATCCCCCCAAAGTTACTGAACCAACCTTAACCCAATCTATATAAGATATTCTATTTGCAGTAGTATACGCATATTGAGTAAGTATACATAATCCTTGAGTATATGTATCGTTTCCTGTAGTTGCACTTCCCACTAATTTTTTATTTAAATAAACATCTATATTACCAGTTGTCCAATTAACATCAAAAGTCCACTCTTGCCAAGTATCTTGAACTACTAAATTTGTACCTATTATGGTGCTAATAACTCTCAATCCATCAGATGCCCACTCTACTCCAAAATATTTACCAGAACCATTCCAAGTTGTAAAAGATAATATATCTGTATTTGCAAGTGTTCCAATAGCATCACAGTAAACATTCATAGAAAATACTGTTCTATCACCATAAGAACCAACATCTCGAATACGAGAACCCTGATTTCCTGCGCCCGAAGTAGCACCTGTATCTAATTTCATACAAGACTTAGAATCAAATGTTGCTTGAGAAGAAACTCCTGTTCCTGAATCATTGTCAGTCCAATCTGTAATATCTGCCATATCTTCATCTTTAATATCAGCATTGGAACGAAAAGTTCCATTACTCGCATATGCTACCTGAGCAAGAGCATCTGAAGAATATTCCATCCAATCTATTTCTAACTTAGAAGCCATGTTATTTTTCTCCCTTGTCATATTTTATATATGATATTTTGTAACATTTTTTAGAACAATATTTCTGAACATTAACTTCTCTAATAAATTCTTTTTTACAGTTCGGACAAATCTTTATCATTTATAATTCCTTTTAATTTATAGTATAATCAAATGTAACAATTGCATAAGTTGCTCCTGCTGTAGCACTCGCCGTAACCCAACCCAAATAATTACCACTTGCTATCCCAGGATTAGATAAACTCCCATCATCATCTACATTTGTATCTACTATTCCGTTAATATCTGCATCTACTGTTGAACCATTTAAGCCGTTTGCATCATATTCCCATAAATTTCCTACAATAGCGGCACCTTTACATAATAAATGAATAGCTGTTATCGTGATATTAGCAGGAGCTCTCCACAACGGCAAGTCTGCAGTTGTAGTAGGATTTGAAATTACAAAAGAACGCGAATAAGTAACTGGTTTAGAAACATACAACCCATCAAAATAAGTTTTTAATGTTGCTTTTATTCCTGTCAATCTTGCTTTCTTTTTTTCATTTGTAACTTCACTATCTTCTATTAAAAAAGAATCATTGTCTACTAAATCTGTTTTAGTTGTTAGAGCTACTATTTCTCCAGCAACATCAATATGAAAGACATTAGCTGGAGCCACGCCTGTCGGACCTTGAGCACCCGTCGGACCTACTGTGCCAGTTGCCCCTGTCGCACCTACTGCACCCGTCGGACCTGCTGTATCTAAATTAATCCAAGCTCCTGCGCTTGATGTAGAAATATATAAAAATTTTCCAGTATCGTGATTCCATACTGCATAACCAACATAAGTTTGTATAAATTTCCAATTCGTTGCAGGAACTTCGTGAGATTCTTCTAAAGATTCAGCTATTTCATTTGCATGTCCTACCCAAACGCCTGTTGGATTAGGACCAACAATATATCTAGTTCCAATATTGGCTGTCATCGGATTATTGGATATTTGATTAACCGAATGTTGCCATGATAAATTATCTAAATTCGCTTGGCTTCCTGTAGGACCGATAGGACCTGTCGGACCTTGAGCACCGGTCGGACCTTGCTGACCTAAATATTCTACCCACTCTGTAACAAATTTATAAAACTTATTATCGCCTTCATTAAAACAAATAAAACCTGCACTAACTATAATATATTCCCAAATAGGAGTAACACCACCAACTGTACAAAGTGATATATTATTTATGTTAGCACCATCTGTAAGAATATATCTGTCGCCTTTATCTGGAGTTAATGCAGCGAGGGCAGTAGATGTAATGTAATTTTTTACATTACTTTGAAAATTAAATTCAGGTGCTACTATTACTTTCTTAGTTGCCATCTATTTTCTCCAAATATTTATTTTAATTATTAAAATTATTTTTGGGAAAGGAGACAGAGAACACTCCGTCTCCCTTCATATTTTAAAGATTAATCAAATTCAATTTCAAGACAGTGATATTCTGCAACATAAATCGCATTAGGACCTGTTGCACCTTGAGCACCTGTTGGACCTACTGCACCGGTTGGACCTGCTACGCCGGTAGGACCTACTGCACCCGTCGGACCTGCTACGCCGGTAGGACCTACTGCACCCGTCGGACCTACTGCACCCGTCGGACCTACTGCGCCGGTAGGACCTACTGCACCCGTCGGACCTACTGCACCTGTTCGACCTACTGCACC